CTCTGGAGTATTCTCCACAGCTGTCTCGCTTTCTGTTGGTGTGATTTCTTCTTCTACGACCTCTGGAGTTTCCTCAGCCGCTACATCGATAACCTGAGCCGACTTAAATGCTGGCTCCGTTACCAAACTTACTTCAAGCAACTTAGCAGCGGATACGAACATCACATTGCCTTTTTGCTTTGACTTAATTACTTCTACGCCTACTGAAAGACCTGATTGCAATCCTTCTTCTGCAAGGATAAGAGCTTCAGATCCACGATTAGATCGTGAGACTTTGAAGGATGCATAGATGCCGTCTTCTTGCTCTGTGAATTGTGTTGCCTTGCCTAGTGGTTGGCGTGAGTCATGCTGATTAAGAAGTTTGACAGTTTTAGGATCTTCTGGAAGTGCGATTGCGCCCTTCTCGAATACGACCTTGCCTGCTGAAGTATTACCGACTTCACCTGTACCTGCTGGCACGATCTTGCCGGAGATTAGTCTTTCTTCAACATTGGCAATTAAGCCAGATGAGAAGTGGATAACTTGATTTTCCATTATTCGATTCCTTCACTGCCGTTAGGTGTTAGGTCTTCCATCTCCATAGCCTGTTCAACTGTAATCAAGCCTAGAGATAACATTTTTTCAATTACTAACAAGCGCTCCATTGGTTCTGTTGCTAAGAATGATGAGTCCACATCAAAACGCACAGAATTACCGCGAGCGGTTATGTCATCCATTGAAAGCCTGTCCTGAATGGCATTTACATACGGTGCAAGGCTCATCGAGAAGAATTGCTTACGCTCGTCAAGTACATTCGCATAAGTCATTGATGAGTTGGCTTCTGCCGAAAGCATATAAGCTGGGATGTTGCATAGGCGAGCAATCTCTGTTGCTAGGAACTGTTGCGCTTCGTCATACATCATGTCTTTAGGTGAGAATGATGTTGGCTGATACTCAAGAGTAGATGTTAAGTATGCAGTTGAGCGATTGTTGCGAGCATTCTTCCATGCTGCAAGAAGTCCAGCGATCTCTTTAGGATCTAGGTCTGCGCCATTGTTACGCAATACTCCAGAAGGCATCGGTGTGCTGGCTGCTAAAACTGCTGCCTTACGAAGGTCGATTGCAGCTCTAATTGTTTCAGATCCGCGCTCTAAAATACCTTCATCGAATGATTGAAATGTTACGAGAGATCCGAGACCTGACATCGGAACTGCAACTGCATCGATGTAATACTGAGTTACAGTCATGCCATAAAGATCTGTAGTAAATGTAACTTTAACATTTGGGATCCATTGGAAGCGAGAAGGTCTGCCATCTTCAGCATAGACTTCTGTTACTTGCCAGTAAGCAACGCCATACATCATCAATGAATCTACAGTCCACGCCATTGTTACAGAGCGAGGCTGATTAACTGCTGGCTGATCTACCCACACAGGGTTGCCTAATTCTTCACCTGTTGAGTTACGGTAAAGGTTAAGTGGAAGCCCACCGATAACACCGCTTAAAAGGTTTCGGCATTTTGCAACTGACGGCACAGACATAGCTTCGTTGCGTTGAACGCGTGGAAGGATGTAATTGTAAAGGGAGTTAAGATTCTCTCCCATAATAGAAGGGGCATATTGCGCTAAAAGCGATGAACGCTTATCTTCAGAGATTGCTTCAGTTTTGCGGAATAGACCCATAGTCATAAAGTGTATCATTTGTCAAGTAATTAGACAACATGCTAGGGCGTGTCTAACCGTAAATCTGTGGCTTAGGTTGAGGGATCATTAGCTTGCTTACTGCCATTGCTATACCAATAGGTGCAGAGATATCGCCCGCAGACTTTCGCTTGATGATGCGCCATGCTGAGTCATTGACTTTAGCTGCGCAGTTATTCATCTGCTGAATAAACTCGGCTTGCCCATTGTGGACTACTCGATGATTAACTAAGCCTTCAAGTAAGTCACCGCATGCCTTATAGAACTGCTGTCCAGAGACATCTTCAACGACCACGCCACTATTAGACAGACGATCTGCAATCGTCTGGGTGGCGTACTTGTCAAAACAGACTAGGCGCGGCTTATAGATGTCACACCAAGCCTTTATACTTGCAGCCATCTTCAGCTCATCGATAGCAACCTGAGAGCTGTAAGTCTCTAAAATCCCGATACCGATCCGCCCATCTGGGAGCAACTGACCGGCAACGAGTGAGCCGTTTCTACGACTCGGACTTACATCAAAGCCGAATACTGTGTAAGCACCTACTGCCATCTCTAATTCTGAGTCAGATGTTTCCTCAAGAATGCCATGAGGCCACGGGCTACTGAGAGAATCTATCCACTGACAAAGTGTCTCCGTGCGCGTATTCTCAATCGGTGAAGTAGCAATCGCTTCTTCAATCGCTTCTTCTGTGATGGTGTATCCCAGAGAGGGGTTAGCCAAAGCCCATGCATTGCGATCGTCTATCTTGCAGTATTGAGGGGCTGAGTATTCATAGAATCCAAAAGACTTGGGTGGGTAGTCGATGGCTCTTTCTCGTAAGTCGTTGAGTACAGTGCTGAAAGCGTCTCCTGCATTAGAGGTAAGAAGCGTTTGAGAGTTTGGGTGAGCTCTAGTTGTAGGAGTAGCAGCTCTAAATCCATCTTCTGTGATCTCTCGGACTTCATCGATGTAGAGCAGTCCATTGACTGATCGACCGCGAGAGCCGTCTCTAGTTGCTGCGACAACATCAAGCCTTGCTCCAGATAGCATCTCAATAGATTCTGTGCCGTTAGCGTGTCGGATCTGTTTAACGAATCCTTTAAGGTGGTCATTGGTCTCCAATAGGTGTGTGACTTGTCGGAAGGTGTCTAGTGCCATGCTTCTGTTCGAGCTCATAATGAGGACATTGGTATTCCACTTAATCAAGTGAGCAAGGATTAGCATACGCGCCAGATGTGTCTTTCCATTCTGCCGAGCCACAAGAATGAGGTTTGTTTTACGAACCCACATGCCTTTCTTGTCCACAGTAAGCATGTCCTTTAACACAAACTCCTGCCACGGCATGAGCGGCATTTGGACGATCTCACACAGGTCTTTAACATCTTGCAGCTTGTTTTCGCCCTTAAGAAGTGGACTGTGAAGCCGTGGCTTGGTTGCCCCTCGCAAGGCTTTGCGCTTTTTAGGCTTGTCTGTCATTGACTCGGATTAGGTCGGGTCTTAAAAGGACTATCCAGCATCGTTTCGGACTGCATCGGGGAGATATTGTCGATAAAGACAGGGGGGGTCACGCTCCGTGTTAGAAAAACCCCTTCTTCGAGCGCGCCCTTGCGTGAGTTACATGGTGAGCAGCATGCCACTAGGTTATCAAGGTCATGACCACCACCACGCTTGCGTGGGATGATGTGATCTACTTGCGTTGCATCCTGACCACAGTACATGCATGTGTAGTTATCTCGCTTTAGTACACGCTCGCGTTGCTTCTTCCACTCTCTAGTCCATAGTACTTCTTTACCCATAAACTCACGCTTAATCCATATCTGATATCGCATCGCTTCGATGATTGGTTGATTGGCACATACATTCTCTGTTGTCTCTGGTGTCTGTATAACATGGGCTTGCATACTACGCCCACGCTTATCATTAGTCTTAAGGCTTATCCTATGTCTATGAGCTACATTAACTACTGTACTGTACTTAACCCCTAACACAAGAGCTATGTTCTTAGCGCCCGTATTAGCATGATCTCTAATGAACTCTATCTGCTCTTGTGTTAATGCCAATTATGTGCCCTCCAATGCTCGTATGCCCTGCATGGTGTGGAATATCTGTGTTCTATATATGACAAACCCCATCGTACTTGACCATAACCATCTTGGTCTTTAAGCCACTCACTCTTACCTTGTGGTATTCCATAAACTCTTTGAGATCCATTGAGATTACCTATTGCCTCTGGATTCCACGCACTTTCTTTACCCCAGAGTATTGTCAGGCATTTATATTGCTCATAATCATAATGTAATAGATGTAAAGCATATTCTTTATAGCTTACATATTGCACTGGTTTAGATCCACCTGCATCAGGCATGATGCATAGAGCTATCCCAATAGCTACTAGCACCCCGCGACCTACCCGCCTCAGCGGGTCGCGGTGAGCCTTTGAGAGGCTCTGCGCCGTTAGCGTACCATCGCTGTCAAATCCATTTGTAAAAGTCCTGCTCAGAGCGGTGTTTCGTTTCAAGATAACCTCCTGTGGATAACTTCTGTGGATAACTATTTATCCGTACTGTAGAAGCCTTTGCCCTTGAAATGCGTAGCTGCTGCCCCGATTACTTTGACCATCGGCTCATTACAATAATTGCATAGCACTACTGGTCGATTGTGCCATCCGTGGCTAACCTCTTGATTGAGATTGCATCGGCTGCATTTGTAATCGTAGGTTGGCAAGTTAAGCACTTCCTTATCATGTA